GTAGGTACCAGTTCGGCACGTTCTTTTAAGTTCTTTAAGACAGAGACAACACATAAAGAAACTGTCAACGGCTTACACGTGTATAAGTTTTTTGTAGATGGTCAGCTAATCAAAAAAGCTATCTATGATTATAAGCTAGACGAAATAGAAATTGAAACAATAACAAACTAAAACAAACACTATGAAAGATACATTTATTAAACAATTAATTAAAGTAATATTAAAAGTTAACAGCTGGATAATATTATTATTAAGTAACGTTTTTCTATTCTTATTCTTTAAGGATATTTTAAACGGTGGTAACAGTTATCACTTACATATCTTAACATATTGCGTAATGCTTATGTCCTGTCACTTTATTAGATACACATTTATAAACAGATACTAAGATGATGGACACAAATAAAATAGTCCCTGTTGACCTTAACAACGTCATAGACGACTTAAAAAAAGATTATACTATCGAGGGATTAGAAAACCTTAAAATGCTCTTAGACGAGCTTTAAATAATTATTAGTTTAGTTTATATTTAGTCAGTCAATTATAAAATTAATTTATATTGTAAATAATTGACAATCAAAGTAAGTAAGTTTTAAGGGGTTAAAAACAGTTTTAAATTCTACCCATTACCAAAACTCTTTTGAGTCCCTTAGAGTTGCTTATTTTAGATAATAAGAGAAATTAACGTAATATGAAAAATAGTGGGGGTAAGTTCTCCACTTAAGTAAATTCAAACAGATATAAAAAAAGACCCTAAGAAATGAATCAAAGGGTCTTAAACATAAAACTTTTAATATGAAAAATAAACTCAGTATGACTACTAATACTGAATAATAATCAAAACTACAAAAAAAGATACAATTATCCTAAGCCTAACTATATATTTTTGGAGAAGATTTAAACATAGTGTGTAAGTCTTAATCTTCGATAATATAACTAATATTATGAAAAGTGTTTTATTTTCATATCTTTACTACATAATAAATATATAAGGTTATAATAATATGAGTCAAACCATTACACTAAACATCCCAAAGAACTTATCTGGTATTTCGTTAAAAGAGTATCAAAAATATATCTCTACTGTGAATAATAAAAAAGACAGAGAAGCTACAGAAGAAGAAGTTGGTTTTGCAAACTTAAAACTGTTAGAGTGCTTTTGTGGTATAACTATGAAAGAAGCTTATGAATTGCCTTTAACTGAATTTAGTGGGATTATACAACATATAGCAAATGTGTTTAAAGAAAAGACTCCTCTTCAAAGAACATTTGAAATGACAGACCAAAAAGGAAACACAGTAAAGTTTGGATTCATACCTAAGCTTGATGATATATCTCTTGGAGAATTTATTGATTTAGATAAATACATTTCTGATTGGCAGCAAATGCACAAAGCTATGGCTATCTTATATAGACCAATAACATTTGAAAAAAATGATTTATATTTAATAGAAGATTATGAGGGGACTGATAAGTATTCAGAAGTAATGTTAGACGCACCTGTTAATGTGGCTTTAGGTTCAACAGTTTTTTTTTATCATTTAGGGAAAGAGTTGTCAATTCATACGATGGATTATTTGGAGAATCAAGTGAAGGTGGACTCGGATTTGCAGCAAACTTTGGAACAAAATGGGGATGGTATCAATCAATTTACGGACTTGCTGCAGGAGACCCAACAAAATTTGAAGAAATTACAAGACTCACATTATTCCAATGTTTAACCTGGTTAGAGTTTGAGAAAGAAAAAAGAGAATTAGAAAATAAAATGATTAAACAAAATATAAAATGAGACAAGTTTATACAATACTAGACAAATTAAAAGAAATACTAAGAGCAAATGGAATAACAAAAACTGTTACCTTTGGTGATTTAACAGAAGTTGATTTAAATAAAACAACTATATTTCCTTTAGCTCATATAATATTTGGTAATGTATCTTTTGATGAAAGAACAATGTCTGCTTCTATTAGATTACTATGTTTAGATATAGTAGATGTAACAAAAGAAAAACAAACTGAAGATATGATGTTTGGTAATGATAATCTGCAAGACATATTAAACACTCAACTTCAAGTTGTAAATGATGTACAACAGGAAATGAGAAGAGGTGATACTTTTTCAGATAACTTTCAAATAACTTCAACAGTAAGTGCAGAGCCGTTTCAAGATAACTTTGAAAATGAATTAGCTGGATGGGGAGCTACAATAGAAATACAAGTACCTACTAACGAATTATCTCTTTGCTAATGTCTAAAGTTAAAGCAACATTAGAAAGATATAAAAAGAAAATTGTAACCCAACTAAAAGACCGACTTACACAAGAAAAATTAGTTGCAAGTAATAATTTAAAAAATAGTATTTTTGGTAAAGTAACGCAAGATAAAGATAGAGCAGCAATAGAAATATACGCATCAGATTATGCAGTTTGGGTAGAGCAAGGTAGGGGTGCAGGAAAAATGCCTGTAGATAGAAACAATGCTGAGAAGCCATTACATAAAATAATTGATTGGGTTAAAAATAAAAATGTTATCAACGAAAAATACAAAAGACCAAAAGATATTGCTTGGATGATTGCAAAATCTATTGCAGATAGGGGTACAATAAAAAGATATGGGTATCAAGGCTCTAAGTTCATTGATTATGTAAGTAACAGTATTGCTGCTTCTTTAACAAGAGACTTAGAAAGTAGTTACTTAGAAGATATAAATGACCAAATAAATGGCAACAAAAAAACTTAACAGTAGAAGTCCTTATTATGTAGTAGCTGCAGGAGCAGATGGAAGCGTAATAGAAAACGCATCAATATCTATAAGTGGACCTGATACAGGTGTAACAAACTCAAACATAACATTATCCGTTGTAGCCAATAATTTTACGCCTACTGAATATTTATGGACAGGAGGTGCTTTAGCTGGTAACACTACAAAAGAACCAGAGTTTACAGAAAGTTCAGATGGTGACGTTACTTACGGAGTTACTGCAACAGACTCAGCAGGTAATACATATACTGCAACTAAACCTGTTTCCTGGTCAGCTAACACTCAATATACAGCAACACTTACAGTTGCAAATAATATAGTTGGTCCTTCTGCAGGATATACAATAGGTGGTGATTTAAACAATGCAGTTAAAACAGGAGAGTCAGGTGATGCTTATAGCTTTACAACAACACTTGTATTAAACTCTGGATATACAGCAGATTCAGCTTTAGCAATAAGTCCTTCGCAACCAATATCAGCAAATTTTGCATCTTCTAATGTGACAGCAACAACAACATTAACAGGAACAGTATCATTAAACGCAGAATATTATTTAGCTAGAAGTACAAGTAATGTATATGAAGGAGATACTTTTACTATTACATTAAACACGGTAGGTGTTCCAGACAATACAAATGTACCTTTTACAATAACAGGAGTTCAGGCAGCAGATTTACAAAGAGGAAACTTAACTGGTTCATTTACAGTTATTAGTAATGAAGCAACTCAATCATTTCAACCTGTTTCAGATTTAGCTGCAGAGTCAGATGAAACCTTTAAACTAACACTTGATAACATAACTCAAGATAGTGCTGCAGTAGACATATCGGTTGTCATAAGTGATGCAAATACAAATCAAGCTTTAGCAACTAAAGTTAGTCAATTAAGTTATAATAGTAATACAGAAGCTTGTGCTTCAGGAACACCAACTGCAGATGTATATTATGGACTTGCTACAAATCAATCTTTTGGTTCTGGAGTTATTTTATACGCTGATTCATTATTAAGTCAACCATATACTTCTTCTGGTGATTATTATAAAATAGGAACATCAGGTAGTTTTTACGGTGTTATAGGAGAAACCAATCCTGGAGAAATAACAAACTATGCAGAATGTCCTACAACACCTACTGAAGAAAATGTTGGAGGAGGTACTCAAAATGTTACTAGCTCAATAGCTATATCATCACAAAGTTCAAGTACTGTTGGAACTGGTGGAGAAGACCCTTGTAATTTACAAACAGATGATGTTGCTTATTTTACAGGAACAATAAATAACGGAACACAATTATTTAGCAATCAAGACAGAACATCACCTTTTGGTGGTGACGGACTTTGGTATAAGTTATTAATACCAAATGCAAGTGGTACCTTAGTTGATTGGTATGCAAGAATATTGTCTAGTCCTTCAGGAGAAATAGATAAATTAACTCAATGTGGATATAACCCAACAGGAGAAGACGTTGACACAGGGAACACACTACCGCCAACAGTAATTGTGTCTGCAAGTACCGAAGATGGTGTTGATATACACAATGCCTTTAAATCACAAAAAGTTATAATTACTGCTGCTATTGCAAACATAAGTAGTCCAAGTTATCAATGGTACAAAGGAACTTCTTCAAGTGGGGGAACTGGTGCATTAAGTTCAATATCAGGTGAAACAACTGACGAACTTAAAATAAATTATGGAGGAGAAGCTCAAACAGCAACAGGAAGTGTTTATTATAATTGTAAAGTTACTTCTAGTGGAACAGCAACAGAAGATACTGAAAACTATTTAATAACTTGGGACACAAGACCAAGCTTTACATTAAAATTTGCGGATACAGAATTTGCAAGTAATACAGCTTGTACTTCAGGAACACAAAAGACTATATGGGGGGACAGAAATGGAACAAGTTCTTTCTGTGGAGCAACTAAATTTTACAGTAATGAAGAAGGGTTGTCGTCACCAGCATTATCTCCAGGTAGTTATTCTGATAGTACAAGCGGAACAAATAATAATTATAGATACATTGAAGCAAATGGTCTTCCTCAAGGGTGTGTGACTTATGGATGTGCAGGACCTCCAGCTAGTCAACCATCAACAGGAACAATACAAAAGCTAAGAGCAAGAAGATGTGACGATTCTACTAAAACAGAATATTTCTTATTAGACGGTATCACATATACTGACCCTACAAATTATATTATAGATGTTCAAGATGTAGGACAAAGCGGTGGAAGAGGTTGTTATCAACTTATACAAGAGTTTGCTAAAACCGATACTCTTCCTGCAGGTTATCTTACTTTATCTGCATCAGACCTAGTAAGACAACAACCATATACAGATTGTGACCAATGTCAAGGGACAACAGTTATTGAAGAGCCAGAAGCTCCAGTAATTGTTTATTATTATGCAAGGTTTATTGATTGTGGTGGAGCTGGAGGTACTATTACTGCAGTTCGTTCTACAGGTCCAATATCTACAGCTTTAGTAATCAAGACATCTAACAATATATGTAAAGAGTATTTAGATAATGTAGAAATTACAGACGCACCTGACATTTCAACATTTACAACATTCTTTGGATGTACTGCTTGTTTAGCAACGATAACACCTGTTGCACCTCCAACAATATCTAATTTCTATACATACGGAGATTGTGAAACAGATGGAGGTGATATACTAAAAGTTTATGGTAGTTTAACAAGCTTAGGAACTAATTATCCAGCTGTAATACTTGATAATGGAATTTGTATGGTTTTTAAATCAACTGCTGGTTCAGCTTCAAGTATAAACCTAGCAAACCTAATACATTATCCTGATTGTACAAGTTGTAATGAAGCAGTAAATCCTACACCAGGACCTGCACCAGACCCAACACCTGTTACAAATAAATTTACTGTATCAAGTGCTACGGAATCAACATCTACAGCAGCTTGTTCAAACATATCGGTATTTGATGTAAAACTTGCTTATGCTGGAACATTGCAAGATGGAACATATCTATATACAAACGACACGTTTACAAACCTTTATACACCAACAAGTAATACTTTTGTTAAATCTAGTACAGGTTATTCATTTAGAATAGGAGTAAATAATCCTGGAGAAGTAACAAACCTTACTGTTTGTTAAAGTTATGTAATACTATATTGTTTTTATTAGTTATATATAAAAAGAATTGATATGGCAGTATTAAAAAGTTCTACATTAACATTATATTGTTGGACAGGGAAGTGGGAGAATGAACCTTCAACGCAGCAATATACAATAGAAAAGATAAATCCAGATTCAAATAATACAATTAGATTTGAGATATCTGAACTTATACAAGATTATATTGATGTAGTTTTTAATAATGATTACACAGTTTCTTCAAGTGGACTTTCTAATATAAAATCAACTTGCTGGTGGAGATATGATAAAGAAAACGTATATAGCGATGCTACAGCAAATACAATAGAAACCGATTATGGTGTGGCTACAAAAGGATATGGTTATTTTGAGGATGGAATAAACGCTGGAAACGCATCATCTAAGCTGATAAGCAATGATTATGTTTATTTGCCACAAGGAGAAATAATAAGAGTTCCTGTATACAAAGGACCTAATGGGGTTACTGTAGTTAGATTTTATAGTAAAGATTCTGCAGGAAATGAATTTATAGCTGCTTCTGAAACATCACAACCATTTAGCAACGCACCTCAAGGACCAGAGGATTGTAATAGATTTATACAATATCCTTCAAGTGGGCTTGTTGTAAGTAAGATAGAAATTGTATCTACAAACACTTCTTCTTCAACTTATTCAGCAACTACAGGAACTGCTATAGAAACAATATATCCAATATATTTTGATTGTTCTAAATACTTAAATTATAAAATATCATTTATAAATAAATTTGGTGCAATACAGGATTTATGGTTTAATAAAAAAAGAACAGATGCTTTAAATGTTAAAAGAGAAAGTTTCAGTACAGGAACAGTTTACTCTTCAACATCATCAGTTAGCTATAACACTTATGACCCTACAGTTAGAGTTCAAGATGTTACAAGTAAAAAGTCAATTACTTTAAATACAGGATTCTTAAAAGAAGAATACAATGAGACTATCAGACAATTAATGCAATCAGAAGATGTGTGGATTACAGAAGGAACAAATACTTTACCTGTGTCGGTTAAAGATTCTAACTTCACATATAAAACTCATTTAAACGACAAACTTGTAAACTATACTGTTCAGTTTGATTATGCTTTTGACGGTATTAATTCGGTTAGATAATGAAACAAAAAGTAGAGCTTTTTATAGACAATCAACAGCTTGATGTTTTTACTGATGGTTCAATAACTATTCAGTCATCTATAAAAGATGCTAGAGACCCATCTAAAATATTTACTGACTTTAGCAAAAACTTTACTTTACCTGCATCAGACAGAAACAATAAATTCTTTCAACATTATTATAATTATGCAATAGATGGATTTGATGCTAATAATGCTAAAGAAGCTAGAATAGAAATAAATAGCAGAGTATATAAAGAAGGATATATTACTCTTCAAGGAGTAAATCTTAAGTTTAATAAACCTTATGCTTATAAAGTTACATTTTATGGTAATCTAAGATTTCTTAGAGAAAAACTATCTAACACTAAATTAAGTGAATTGGTATTTCTAAAGAACTTTTATATGAACTATCAAGCAACAGGGACTGATAGTGTATATGAATTTCTTACTACATCAAAAAATATAACAGATGAAAAAGGTACAGCTCATACACAACCATTAGTTGTTCCTTTAATTACTCATACTGAAAGATTATATATAGATAGTAGTACAGATTTTTATGGGGTTAAAGCTGATGGTAATTTATTTAAGAATGGAAGCTATCCTGTTAGCTCTAAACGTAATGGAGTTAGTTGGGACCAATTAAAACCAGCTATTAGAATTGACATTATAATAAAAGCTATAGAAAAATTATTATCTGAAGAAGGAGAAACAGTTAACTTTTCTACTGATTTCTTTAATACAAATAATTTAGATTACTATAATCTTTATATGTGGCTTCATCAAAAAGAAGGTAAAATAATTAGCAGAGAAGAAGACGGAAAAGTAACTACATTATTAAACAAGTTTTCTATTGGTGAATCAATAAGCTATGTTTCAGGTACAAATGCTATTGGGTTTAAAGCTAATTTTATAAATTCATCAGGTGTTGCAAGTGGTGCCGCAGCAGATAAAGTAAAAATAACAATACCTAATGGTAGAGTAGATAATGTAATAGGTAGATTAAGTCTTGTTAGTTCTGATACATCAACAAAATATGATGTAAGAATAAACAGAGACGGTGTCTTATACGATGAATTTACACAACAAGTTCAAACTGGAACAACAGACTATATTGAATTTAATTTAGATGAGGGAACATATACATTTACAATAATAACAGATAGTGGTTCTCCTATTAATTTTACTTCTGGTTTTGAATTAAGATTAATTGCTAGAGTTGATAGAGAGTTTGAAATAAATGTTCCTGACATAACAAGAACAGCAACTACACTAACAACAAACTCAACAGGTGTGTTTTATACACACGAGAATATGCCTGATATGTCGGTTCTTGATTTTCTATCAAGTATATTTAAAATGTTTAATCTTGTTGCAGAAGTAAGAAATGACTCTTCAACACAGAAGACTATTGTTGTAAAAACACTTGATGACTTTTATACATCATCTACAATAGAAACAGACATAACTAATAAAATAGACATATCTTCTAGTTCTGTAGAGTCAACATTACCTTATTCTAAATTAATGTTTGAATACGAAGATTTAGGAAGTTTACTAGCAAAACAACATCAAGAAACTAACGGTATTGCTTGGGGTGGAGAAGCAACTGCAGAATACAAAGGAGACACTAGAAACAAACAAGAATATGTAATAAAACCAGGTTTTGGTCACATGAAGTTTGAAAGACTTTACAACAGTACAACTGCTTCCTGGTCAACAACTCAAGTTGGTTTTAGTGTAACTAAGTCTAATGAAGATGATAGTGCTGGAACACAAGAACAATATAATCCATATATAGGAAAACCAGTTTTGTTTTATCCAATACTTCTTACATCAGCAACAGACATTCCTTATGTTTATAATGACAGAGCTGCTCATTATTCAGGTTCTACAACCTCTTACTTTATACCAAGTAATGCAGTAAGTACAGACATATCTAAAACAAATCATTTTGGAATAGAAAACAATGAATATGATGCTGCTAATAATGATACACAAGGATATACTCAAAACTTATTTTCTGAATACTATTCAAATTATGTTTCTTCTATATTTAATAAATTCAATAGGTTAACAAAATTAAAAGCAGTATTAACTAATGCTTTTATTACAAGCTATTCTCTTGCAGATACTATTGTTGTTTCAGGAGAAAAATACAATATAAATAAAATAAATTTAGATATAGTTACAGGTAAAGCTGATTTAGAACTTATTTCAACATACGCAGTATTAAGTGAGCTATGTTTAAATTCATTATTTGAAGTAAGAATAGAAGCTATAACAGGAGGTTATCTTTATATATTTGACAATAAATATAGTGCTTATCAGGTAGCTAATGGAACTTATACTTTTAGTAATGTTCCAGCAGCTCATCCAATAGCATTTCATAATTTTGGTAAAGATGCTTTAATTAGTTATACAGGTACAACAGCAGGTGGAACTAAAGCAGGATTAGACGGAAATACATATACATATTATTATGGAGATATAACGGTAACTGTTAGTGGTGACTTTGGAACTATTAGCTATGAGTGTTATAATCACGGATATATGGGTGGTCAAAACAACTTTAGCTATAATGCTAATTGTTCAGTAGCACCTACTCCAACACCAACACCAGGAAACTTAACAGTAGACACTACTTATGAAACAGTAGATAGTGCATTAATAACAGCAGACCAAACAGACGAATAATGATTAAATTAATAATAGAACTCTTAAATACAGATAATTTTTATGGAGTTAATCCATATATAGATATTGCTAAAGGAAAATACAAAGCTCCTTTAACATTTTCAGAAGCAAGAAATGTAATTAAACGTAGGTGGTATGGCACAGAAAAAAAATAAAATAATATATGAAATAGAAATCAATGACAAAGGTAATATTAAAATTGATAATGTTACTAAAGGATTTGAAAGAGCTTCTGGTGCTGTAAAAAAACTGAATCAAGATTTAATTACGCAGGGTAACATAATGGAGGATAACTCCAAAAAGAACCAGAAAATGATAGACAAAACTGGTTTAGCTGGTGCTACTCTTGTTGAGCTTGGTCGTACTATTTCAGATTCCAACTATGGTCTTAGAGGTATGGCTAACAACATATCGCAATTAGCTACTTTAATGACTACACTACTTTTTACTACAGGTGGATTTGTTAATGGATTAAAAGCTTTAGGAAAAGCATTTTTTGGTCCTTTGGGAATTATTTTGGCATTTCAAGCTGTAATAGCTATGCTGGAAGGTCAAGCTATAGCTGCTGGGATGGCTAAAAAAGAAGTTAATGCTTTGGCGGATGCAGTTGGTAAAGCTGGTTCAGATTTAAGAACATTTTTGTCTCTTGTAGATAGAGGAAATTTATCTCAACAGGAAATGACTGATACAGTTGCACAATTAAATGACAACTATAAAGATTTAAACATACAGTTAGATGAAGAAGGTGAATTGACAAAAGAGTCAAGAAAGCAAATAGATGATAAAATTATATCTATACAAAGATTAGCTAAAGCCCAAGCGTTACAAGTTCAATTAGAAAAACTATATATAGAAGAGTTAGAAGCAACAGGAGGAAGACTTAAAGATATAAAGGAAATTGATGATGAAAGCTTTATACAAAAAGCACAGAGACTTTTTATGGGTGAATTAGAAAAAATGAGACTTTTGTTTAAGTTGGAATTTACATCACAAGAGGAGTTTAGAAAAGTATATAGGGAGAGAAGATTAAAAAATATAGATGAAAGTTTTGTTGAAGAACAAAAATTAAGAAATGAAAATATACAAAATATCCTTAAACAGTTAGAAGACTTTGAGTTATCAAATGAAGCTTTTGGTGATAGAGAAGGTAAATTAGAAGAAGCTAGATTAAAAAGATTAGATGATTTAAGAAAAAAATATATTGAGGGTGCAAAAATAGATGACAGATTACACAAAGACGAACAATTAGAACAACAAAAACAATTAGTTCTAAAACAAGCAGAAACGGATAGAGCTTCAAAAGAAATATTATTTGCTATAGAAGAAGACTTTAATCAAAAAATAGAAAGTGCTAGAGAAGCAAGAAGAGAAAAAGAAGCTCAAAGAAGACAAAGAGACATATTAAGAGCTATTAGATATGCTAACGACATTATTAAAATTGAACAAGATAGATTAAAAGCTGAACAAAATATACAAACACAAAGAGTTGGTTTTGCAGAGCAAGTTGCAGGAATATTAACATCAATAGCTGAAGAAGGAAGCACACTTGCAAAAGTTGGTCTTGTATTAGAAAAAGGAGCAGCTATTGCAGATATTATAATAAAATCTCAACAAAGTATAGCAACTCAAACAGCAGCAACACAAGCAGCAAATATGCAAGTAACAGCAGCTTATGCTTCTATACCTTTCGTTGGACCAACTATAGCAGGTACACAAATAGCTTTAAATCAAGCAATGTTGGCAAAAGGAATTGCTGCAACTAAATTAAGTGCAGGTTTATCTGTAGCAGGAATATTAGCAACATCATTAACATCAACAGGAGCAGGAATACAAGGTTCTGCACCAGCATCAGGAACATCAGGTTCTGCACCACAAATACAAGCTCCTGCATTTAACGTAGTAGGTGCTACACAAGAAAGTCAATTAGCTCAAGCAATATCTGGTCAAGATGATAAACCAATAAAAGCATTTGTTGTAGCATCTGATGTATCAACAGCTCAAGAACTTGAACGTAGTACAATAGAAGGAGCATCAATAGGATAATAAAACAAAATAGACCGAGTAGGGTTATTTAATTATGGAAAAGATAATAGAGCTTATTATAGACGAAGAAAACGAGATTAGTGGTATTGAAGCTATCTCTGTCGTTGAAAATCCAGCAATAGAAGAAGACTTTATTGCATTAAAGGAACACAAAGATATTAAACTTGCAGAAGTAGATGCAGAGAAAAGGATTCTTATGGGTCCTGCACTTATCCCTAACAAGAAGATATTTAGAAAAGGAGAAGAAGATGATTATTATATATACTTCTCTGAAGATACGGTTAGAAAAGCATCTGAATTATTCTTTATTAAAAGTAAACACCAAAACTCTACATTTGAACATTCATTTGAATTATCTGATATGTCAGTTGTAGAATCTTGGTTAATAGAAGACCCAGAAAAAGATAAAGCTGCTGCTTATGGTTTTGACCTACCTAAAGGAACTTGGATGGTTTCTATGAAAGTATTAAATGATGATGTATGGAAAGCAGTAAAAGAAGGAGAAGTAAAAGGATTTTCTATTGAAGGTTATTTTGCTGATGGTATGGAAAGACCTAAAGAGAGTGTAAAAGAAAATGCTTGTGATGATTGTTTAAATGAATTAAACGCAGAATATGAACTTGCAGAAGTATTAGCATCTTTAACTGAAGACGTAGAATTAGAATCTTATGGTGGTTATCCTCAATCTGCAAAAAACAATGCTAAAAGAGGTATTGCTTTAAACGAAAAAGTAAACAATAAATGTGCAACTCAAGTCGGTAAGGTTAGAGCTAGACAGCTTGAAAAAGGAGAAAACTTTACGTTATCTACTCTTAAACGCATATACTCCTATTTATCGAGGGCATCTGCTTATTACAAGCCAGGTGATAGTGAAGCTTGTGGAACTATATCATATTTATTATGGGGTGGTAAATCAATGCTTACTTGGACAACATCTAAATTAAAAGGACTTGATGCAATAGAAGCATCATCAACAATTATAGATGGTAGAGCTGCTTATACTACACAGGAAGAAGCAGAAAAAGCTGCTGAAGACATAGGTTGTTCAGGGTATCATACACACGAGTACGAAGGAGATGTGTGGTATATGCCTTGTGAGGAACACAATTTAAAGCTTCCTTGCACAGAAGGATATGAGCAGATAGGAATGAAAGATAAAGATGGTAGAAAAGTTCCTAATTGTGTTCCAATAAAATGATAAAAAGAAATAAAAAAGCAACAGTAAGTAACTCTTCACCAAAGAGTTCGTCAAGAGGATGTTTATGTCCTGATGGAAAAACTTATTCTACAAAATGTTGTGATGGAACACTTCAAGCTCAAGGAGTTGGTAAAGTTTGAAAATACAACAATTAAATTTTAATCAGTAATAATTATAAATAAAAGTATCTTATGAAAGCAAGTGAAATTGTAACAAAAATCAAAGATGTTCTTTTATCAACTAATTCAGAAGAAGTAAACACTCCTGATGTTGAATTAAAAGACGAAGCTCCTAAAGCTAAAAAACAAGAAGCTAAGAAGGAGAATAAAGAGGTAGCTCCTAAAGCAGAAATTAAAGAAGTAACTTATTCTGCAGAAGAGCCTACTGACGAACTACAAGAGGAAAACTACGAGGATAATCCAGTAGAAGAAGCTCCTGCTGTAGAATATGCTACTAAAGACGAAGTGTCAGAACTTAAAGCTATGGTAGAGAAATTAAGAGGTATGATAGAAGCTAAAGAAGAAGCTCAAGAAGAAGTTCCACAAGAACTATCTGCTGATGAACCTGCTGAAGCAATCTCTCATTCACCAGAAAACGAAGTAAGTGATAAAATAGGTGTTAGGTTTGCTCCAAACGCAAATAGAAACACTACTTACAATAGAGTATTAAACGCAATAACTAATAATTAAATTAATTTATAAATAATGGCAACAACAACTTCAATAACTACTACTTACGCTGGTGAATTTGCTGGGAAATATATTTCTGCAGCTTTATTATCAGGTAAAACTTTAGCAGAAGGTAATATTACAACAGTACCTAATGTTAAATACAAACAAGTAATGAAAAAAGTGGCAACAGATGGTATTGTAAAAAACGCAACTTGTGATTTTGACGATACATCAACACTTACTCTTACTGAAAGAATCTTACAACCTGAAGAGTTTCAAGTAAACTTAGAATTATGTAAGAAAGACTTTAGAAGCGATTGGGAAGCAGTACAAATGGGATATTCTGCATTTGACAACTTACCATCTAAATTCTCTGACTTTTTAATTGCACACGTTGCAGATAAAGTAGCTCAAAGAATCGAAACTAACATTTGGACAGGTACAAACGCAACTGCTGGTCAGTTTGATGGATTTATCACTACTTTAGGTGCTGATTCAGACGTAGTTGACGTAACAGGTACAGCTTCAACCGCAGCTAACGTTATTACAGAGCTTGGTAAAATTGCTGATGCAATTCCATCAACAGTATATGGTTCAGAAGATATGACTATCTACTTACCTTCTAATATGTACAGAAACTACATTAGAGCATTAGGTGGATTTGGAGCTTCAGGATTAGGAGCAGCAGGTACAAACAATCAAGGTACACAATGGTATAATGGTGGTGCTGGTCTTCAGTTTGATGGTATTCAAATTGCATTAGCTCCAGGATTATCTGATAACGATGCTGTAGCAGCACAAAAATCAAACTTATTCTTCGGAACAGGTCTATTATCTGACCAAAACGAAGTAAAAGTAATTGATATGGCAGACCTAGACGGTTCTCAAAATGTGAGAGTTGTTATGAGATTTACTGCTGGAATTCAGCACGGAATTGGAACTGAAGTAGTATTATACGCTACATCATAATAAATAAATTGTTCAACTTAAGAAAGGGTAGGTAAGCCTTGAGCCTACCGCCCTTTTTTTATAAAAAAATTAAAAATTATGGCTTGTGATTTAACTTTAGGAAGAAAAGAACCTTGTAAAGATGTCGTTGGTGGAATAAAAAACATTTATTTTGTTGACTTCGGAGATTTAGGTACTGTAACACTTACAGATGACGAAATAACTAATATGACTGGTGCTTCAGGTGCATTAACTGCTCGTAAGTATGAGTTAAAAGGTAATTCATCATTAGAGCAAACAGTAAATTCTTCAAGAGAAAACGGA